CCGCGCGTGTCGGGGAGTACCATGTACGCGCCCGTTGTCGAGCGTGTGTTTCCGCCCGCGTCACTGGTTTTGTAGAATGCCGGTGCGGTCGCGTTGTTCGCGTCGCCACAATACACGGCGGCGGCGAGTAAGGGGTAGGTCGCAATGAGTATCACCTGCCCCTGCAGGAGGAGCACACGGTCGCCATTGGTCGCGGGCGCTCCGTTTTTCCAATAAATCACGCCCATGCCGGGGCCGATACCAAACCCTTTGCACAGCGCCTCGAGTATCTGCGCGGTATCCGGTGCCTCGGTAACGCCGTCGGGGCTGAGTCCCGCATAATCCATGAGCGCCTGAGCGCGGCCCCAAATGTCATTGACGAGCGCGGCCACAAACTCGGTTCCGTCCGCCGCTCCCGGTGCGGTCTCGTTGATTGCGAGAATGTCCGGGAACGCTCCCGAGGTGTTGATAAACGTCGATGCATAATCTATCATGGTTCTGCCTCCGTGTCAGTCGTAAATTACAATCAGTCCGCCCCATGCATGCATGGGCTTGAATTTGAGGATGATCCGCCGAAACTCTAAGCGGCGCTCGTTCGGAATCGATGCCGATGCAATCGCGGTCAATGCGCCTGTGGTTGCGTCGCGCGTCGCTGCACCGCCGACGAAGAATATGAGCGGCCAATAGCCTGGATCGGTCGGGATTGCGTAGGTCACATCCACAAGCGCGGATTTGTAGCCGTCGAACTCGCCCGCGTACACATCAGCCCCGCAGCAGACGCCCGCCACATCGCACCGGTTGACGTAGTTGGGCCGGCTCTCGTAGAGATCGCCATTGACCAGCAATTCCCCGCCGATCTGTCCGCAGAACGCGTCAACCCCGCCACAGTATGCGTTACTCCCGCCCGCCACCATCTGAAAGGCCTGTGTCAGAAATATATTCGGATCGACCGCGGGGTCGTTGGGATGGACGTACACATCAAACCCCGACTGCTGTAACTTCGCCTGCATCTCATCCCAGGCTCCGGTCGCTTTGCGCTTCCTCATGAACACAGCGAGCCTGTCGCGGCGCTCTGCATCGGTGGCATGCGGCGCCGGGATCACGCCATACTCTTTTTCGAGGTCGGACAGCACCGGCGTCCTGTAGGGATTGCGGATGTGTGCGAGCTTGTCAATGTCGGCTTTCACCGCGTCGCTGTTTGCGGCCATCCCGTCGAGGAGCTTGTCGTAATCGCTCCCGGGTGCAGGTGTCCAGAATCGGCCTGGAGGGAGGAGGCTGTCAATGACTCGCCTGCCGAAACTACGCATAGCTCACACTCCCGAGCTTGGCGAGCTCACCCTGTCCGAGCACGTACACGGACAGGAACACGCCGACCGCGACTCCGAACCCGACCGATTCCGCACTTGCGCCGAAGCTCACGAGTACATCCTGTATTGCCTGCGCGACGGTGAGCCCGGTGACGGTATCGCAACGCTCCTGCACGATGTCAACGCCGTCGACATAGGGGTAAATGTTGGCGAAATAGAGCGTACATGCGGCGGTGATGGCGGCTTTGCACTCGCTCTCTGTGTCGGCGTCCACGTCAAGCCCGGTCACGCGCACGTAAAACACGGTTCGGCTGATCGAGCGCAGGAACAGCGTCGCGTCTGTGAGTCCGAGCGGCGCCCGGCTTGCTCCGGTCTCGGGATCGTAGTTGATCGCGGCCCGGACTGCGGTGAGAAGCGATGCCGGGGCGAGTCCGTCGGCGTCGATGTCGGTGGTAGCCTCGACGTAGACACTACGATCGCCGGGGTAGCTCGTGCCTGCATCGGCTGGCCTGCCGGAGTAGGGGAAGACGCGCTTGACGCCGGTCACCGCCTCGGCCCATATCTTATGATCGGTCGCGTTCGCACCGCCCGTTATCGCTCGCTCAGCGAAGAGCACGCGCGGCCGGTAGTCGGCATCTGATTCCTTGTCCACGCCCTCCTGCATGATCGCAGTCACGGTGGCGACGGTTCCGGCCCCTGCGATCTGTGTCCCGATCTGGAGCGTGTCGCTGAGCTCAAGCGTTCCATCGCTGCCTGACTCCGAGCACTTCAGCGAGAGCGTGGCGACCCCTGCGACGGCGGTGGCGGCGACTGTCGGGCGATAGATCAGCCCGTTCGTGTCGCTGACAAAATCCACCGAGGTGGGGATGACCGTGCCGGTGGTGGCGGGGAGCGTGGCTGTGAGGATGGCGGCCTGTGCGGCCTTGCGCGCGGTCGAGAGCTCGTTTCCGATATTGTCGAGATCGTCGCCGATTGCGGTCAATGCAAGATTTGCGCGGGCACGGTCGGCGGCGAGTTTGTACAGCCCAATGTCCTCGGCTGCCTCGGTTTTCGCCAAGACCTTCAGGAATGACTTGTCCTGCGCCGGTGCTTCCTGTGCAAGTTGGCCCTCCATGCGCGAGAGGTGGTTGTCGTACAATTCCGCGAGCGTGGGGATGGAGTAGGACATCAGCTCACCTCCGGGAGTCGTTCATGTGCGGGGGCCTGCGCCTGCGCGATCCAGTTCATGCCGTTTTTGAGGAATAACAATTTCTGTGCGTCGTGTCCGGGCGGTGTGATCGTGACGCTGGTCTTGACTGTATCGGCGCGCGGGTTGGCGACGGTGACGGCGACATCCCCGTCAATCCATGCAAGTGCCTGTTTCGCCGCGTCGGTGATGGCGTTGAGCATCGAGAGTCCCGTGATCGGCTGGTTGCATGCGTCCTCATAATCAGAGCCGATTTTCTTTGACTCCTCGGATTCAAGCACATTTCCCCAATACCCGCGACCGGTAAAAAGCGACATCAGCACCGGGTTTTCGAGTCCCTGATCCATGACGGGTTGGCCCGAGCGGAACGTCATCGACGCGCCGTCGGGTGTGATCTGAATCGCTGGGTCGCCTTGGAATCTATTGTTCATGGTAATCTGGCCAGCGGTATGATTAAATTATTGTTGATTTCCTGCAAAAACAAGACCTTCCGTCTCCGCGAAATGTTTATAAAATATTGCGTCCCACATGAGGCACAGCATTTATCCTCTTTCCTGATTTCTCCGCCGCAATATGGACACATTACCATCATGGTATAAACACCGTCGCAGATTTCGCCGTGGACAGGTCGAGCGTGAGAGAACCGGGGCTGCCGCCGCCATCGACTTTCTTGGAAAATTCCGCGTTGAGCGCGGTGATGAAATTCGCAAATATAGTGTTCAGCTCTGACCATTTCACGGGGTTGTCCGTGCCCTCGTTGTGGATCACGTTCCCGTCCTTGTCCCATTTCGTGCGGGCAAGTTTCGCACTCACGGGATTGTCGGTGCTGTAGATTTCACGCTCGCCGGGATCACATTCGGGGGTGAGGTCATCGGACACGGCAACGGCGGCTTTGTAATTGTCGATGTCCACAACTACGACGCGGCACCCGTTCGCCGGGTTCACGTCCTCGCCCGCCTGTGCGAACAGCTCGACCGTGCGCACGTCCTCGCCCGCGATCAGCTCAACCTGCAGGATCACGCGGGTGCTGTCGCCGTCGCGGTTCTGCGTGATCGCTCTGCCTGTGATGATTCCGAGCCCTGTCATATATATCGTTCCCCGCATTTATCGCATTGGTATATCATCATCCCATCAGTCTTGTTGTGCCATCCGTATTGAAACAGATGTCCTGTTTCGCAGGATGGACATTTTATTTTAAACATTTTTTTAAACAAGGCTACCACGGTAACTCGATCTCCCCTGTGGTGTAGACCGTCGGCGGTTTCAGTGATAGTTTCACGTCGCGTCCGCCTGATTTATAGTTATACTCAACCTGGGCGATGAGAAAAGTAAATCCATTTTTAATTCCCATCGTCTCGGATTTTACGGTGACGGTTGTGTTCGGTTTCCATATCGTGCCATTGGGTGCTCGCCATGATGCGACGGGAAACGAGACCGTCATGGCGTCGGCGGCTGACTTGTTGCGCCTCCATATCGCGGCGTTGGTGCATTCGCCGGGGAGCGAGTCGTTCGCGTCGAATGTGAGGATGCGCGGGGTCTTGACCTTCTCGTCTCGTGCGGTGCCGGTGCCGCTCGTCCTGCCGGAGCGCGAACTCGAACCGATGGCGCGGTAGAGGTTGAACCTGTCCCGGCCCTTGAACGCGGCGACATATTCAAGCCCGTCGGCGGCGGCGTTCTCCTCAATCGTCCCCACGGGCTCGGCGTTGACGTTCGCCTTGGTGATCAAGAGATCGCCGTGGACGGTGCAGGACAGCAGGAGCCCGCGTTGACGTGCAAGCTCGACAAGGTGTGAGAATATCGTGTCCGTGGGTTTCGCGGATACGCGGGAAAATCGTTTCTCATCGGTAACCAGGCGGGACCGAGCAGGCACGCGCTCAAAGCGGATCGGCTGCCACGTGCTGATATCGTTGAACACGGGCAGACGCACCGGGAGTTGTCGGTTGTAGCCGGTCGAGACGATCACGCGGCGGGTCTCATTCATTGACGCGGCGGCATCATCGCCCACGATCACATTGATTCCGAAGGGGCGGCACTGCTGGCGGCATCGGTCAGTCAACTTGATATTGTTCGCCTCGTAGGGAGGGACCACCGTCGAGTCGATGAGATCGGCGGTCTTGCTCCAGATGTCGAGCGTCTTGATACGCCCGCGACTTGATAGCGACTGCGTGACATCGTAGAGCACACCCTCCATGACCAGTTCGTCCGCGATCTTGACCTGACAATCCGAGTATGAGCCCGGCGCGGTGATTCTGTCGATTTCAGCGTCGAAACCGGGAAACCACGGCATTTCGATCTTGCATCCATCCGCACAGGTGTCGATGGTGCGGAGGAGCGTGGCGTCGGTGACGGTGATCGCGCGTCCGGCGATGGTGACGGTCATGCGGTCGTCATTGCGCATAGATCACCACCTCGCGGCCCGCGGGAAGCAGGAGGATGTCATTGCCGGACAGATTATTCGATGTGAGGAACAGGTCGTAATAATCGAGTGAGCCGTATTCCGTGACCGTGATTTCAAGCGGGGAGCGCTCGCGGGCGAGGGTAAACCGTTTCTCGGCGGCGAGGCTGTAGAACTGTGACATCAGATACTTGATGCATGTGGCGAACAGCGCCTGCAGGCTCCCGTAGGCGGCGGACTGGCTGTAATATTGCAGGTCGATGTCAAGGGCGCTGAACTGCTCCTGCACGTCATCGAGCGCGGCCACGCAGGAATTGAAAATCGTGGTCAGGTTGTCGATCGCCGAGACCACCTGTGAGCGCGTGGTGAACGATGAGGTTGCGACCACACGCGCCACGGCGATCAGGAGCGAGGAGATGGAAAGCTCCTGCGCGAGTACCTGATTGTAATCAACTGGGGTGGTGTATTCCGGCGCGAGACCTGCGACCTCATCGGCGAAACTCGAGTATGCGCTAAACCGGGTCGAGAAATCGGTGCTTGCACTCACGGGCACGCTCACGAGATCGGCGAGCGCTTCGGCGAGATCGGCGACGAGCTCAGGGTCGGACGGGTCATCTGCGAACGCGTCGAGGGCATTGTTGAGCGTGTTCTTGGCTTCCTCGTAGAGTTCCGAGACCATCGAGTCAAGCGCGGCGATCTCGGCGAGGATATTGTCAACAATCCCCATGACCGCGTTGATGGTATTGAGCACCGACGTGACGGCGGCGTACAGGTCGGCGCGGAGTTGCTGCAGCTGCGTCACGGCGTCATCGATGGCATTGAGTGCACGCGTGAGGATGGCGGCCAATAGCTCCTCAAGACTGATCACGCGCTCAGCATTGCCCGGCTCAATCCATGTTGTGTCAAACTCGGTATAATTGCCCGTCGACATCGGCGCGATTTTTTCCTTGCATGAGACGAGCTGGAGGGACAAAAACCCCTTGGTCGGGTGGATCACCGCCCACTGTCCGCGCTCGGTAAACAGGCGCTTGAAAAAATCATTCGCCTCGGCGTAGTGGTCATAGCCCTGGAAGTACACGGTGAGCGGGTACTGGACAGACTTGGATTCGAGGTCCTGCACGAGCGATTTTTTCACGCCCGGCGCATCGAACACGCCGAGTTGTTTCTCGAATGTGCGCTCATTCTCGCGCCACAATGGTTCAAACTCCTTGCCCTGTGGCGAGGTAAATTTGATTGTCCGGTTTGCCTCATTGCGCCAGGTCTTGCGCCAGGTCATCAGTTAAACCCCAATTCCGCCTGGTTTATCTGCGCACGTGATCGCGGTGTTACTGCTGCCCGCGTCTCTACGTTGCGGTTCTGTATGTTCACATTCACGGGCTGTCCGGCGGCGTGGCGCTCCGCCTGTCCCTGATTCGGCGCGAAATAATTGGTTGCGCCCACGCTCGCGTTCATGCCCGCCTGGAAGTCGCGGACACGGTTGGCGGCGGCGGCGAAACTGTCACCGACGCCGGGGAGCATCGACGCCAATTCCAGGAGCTTGACGATGCCGGTAATGAGCAGGTTCACGGGCACGAGGAGCGCGGTCATGATTCCGCGTCCGAGGGTCTTGATGCCCTCCCACATCCACGTCATCGCGGCGGAGAATTTCTCCTTGACATAATCCCAGTTGCGATACAGGAGCACACCCACGGCGATCAATGCCATGATGCCGAGCACGATCCATGTGATAGGGCAGGCGAGGAATGCGCCATTGAGTACCCACTGCGCGGCGGCGAGGGCATAGGTTCCGGCGGCCTGTATTCCCTGCCAGACCGAGAGCATCGCGGTTCCTCCGAGCAGGAAATTATAGAGCCCCTGTGCCTTGATGGCTGCGCGCATGATCGGGAGCATGTCCGCCATGTACTTCACAAACCCCACGGCGGCGACGGCTCCCTGTGCAAATGCGGCGGCGAGGAGCATGGCGCGATATGTAATCCACAGGCCAATCAGGCCGACGAGTGCCGGGACGAGCTTGTCCATGATGGTTTTTATGAGTTCCTGATTGCGCTGGATGAACCCGCCGACGCCCTCCGCGAGCTTGATCAGCCCGTCAAGCGCGGACTTCAGGTACGGCATAAACACGGTGCCGATGGTGGCCGCCGTGACCTTGACCGTATCCATGAACGTCGAGAACCGGCCTGTCAGCGTCTGCGATGCCCGCTCCATGCCTTGATGGAACATGCCTCCGGCGGCGGTCATGTTCTGGAATGCCTGCGTCACAACCTCGCCGGTCGCGCGGCCCTGACTGACCATCTGACGGGCCTGACCGACGCTCACGCCCCACACGCGCGCCAGTTCCGAGAGGATGGGAACGCCCGCATTGATGAGCTGGTTCACGTCCTGCATCGACGCACGACCGCCCGCCTTGATCTGCGAGAACGCAAGCACAATATGGTCGAACCTCTCCGCGTTGCCGCCTGCGGTATCGCCTAACATGCGCAGGGTGGGGATGAGATTTTGCCTTGTCGCCGCGCCAAAACCGAGGAGCGTTTTCGTTGCCTGCGAGAGGTCGCCAAATTCGAACGGGGTCGCGGCTCCGAGTTGTTGCAGCTCGTCAACTGTCCGGCGCGCGTTCTCGACCGAACCCGTCAGGGTGGTGAAATCAGCGACGGAGTTTTCGAGGTTCGCGGATTCGCGCACGATCCCGCTGATCCCCATCACGATTGCGGACAGCCCGCCGATCACGCCGACCGTGCTCAACACGTTGCGAAACATCATCCCGGCGCGGCTTGCCTGACCGAACGCACCGGAGGCGCGGTTGCCGAACTGCTGCGCGGAGGCTCCCATCTGCCTGAATGCCGGGCTGATTCGGTCGGTTGCGGTGAATGCTGTTCTGACCGCGTAATCAGGCATTATAATCCTGCCTTCGCGCGCTCGAATGCGTTGCGCTCGGTTTTCTCAATCGATTCATGCCATCCGTGCCAGTATTTCATCTCTGCAAACCTCATTGAGCGGATAATGTCGATCGGCTGGTTGCGGAAAAACAGCGCCCCCATCCATGTGTTCATCCGCTCTAAGCAGATAAAAAAATTGCACCGAGTACCTCACACAGCGACAGGTCAACGCCGGACATGCGCAGGATTCCGTCCTCACCGAGCCCAGTGATTGAGCCCTGCACGGCGTAGATGCGACCGTAGAAATCATCTTTGTCCTTGCCGGCGGTGGCGATCTTCGCCGCCCCGGTGATTTCCTTGTAGGTCACAGTCTCATCGCGGTCGCGGATGTGTTGCGTGATCACGATTCCCTTGTCGGTCGAGACCTCAAGCCTGCCGAGACGCGCGGCCTTGACGAGCCTGTCATAATTCATGCGGATGAATTTCTGCTGCTCTTTGTCCTCAATCTCTTTGATGTCGATTTCGTAGTAGTCAAATATTTTCTGAATGACCGCCTGCGCTGCGTCCTTGCTCAATTTATATTTATCATCTTTGTCAAACATACTGCCTCCGTTATGGATATGTGATTTTCACAACTTTTTCTTTTTCCAATCGCTCCGCCAGATCGTAGGGGATGAGCGAGTGCTCGCCCTGCGTGATCCATTCCCGCCTCCGGCCCTTGCGATGGGGCCGCAGACCGAGCACGGTCACGAGACGCCCGTGATTTGATTCCCGCGCGGTGTTAAATTGCCCGTCAAGATCAAGCCTGCGACCGTGGCCCTTGCCGACCTGCGCGCGGCAGAGGATGAGGTTATCGATCCAGTTGATCGGGAGTACGCGCGTGAGCTTGCGGCTATAGTCATGATCTCCTCCGAGATTGCCCCACCATTTCGCGCGGTACCGGTGGTCGGTGTGAACCATGAAACACTCGGTCTGGAATGATTGTTGAGTTCCCCAGTCTTTCGGGAACACAATCCCGTCCCACCTGATCACGCGCGCGACATTGACGTGATCGGACTTGCACGCGCTGACCATGCGCGAGATCGCATCCGGCGCAGCGTACTCGTCGTCATCGTCCATGAAATGATACCAGCCCGGAGTGTCGGGGATCGCGGCGAGTAACCTGTTGTTGTAGAGGTTATAAGATCCTGCCCCGTAGTCCGGGCCGTATGCAGATTTACGGATGATAATATCTCCGGTCACATACTCGTCGCGCGGATCGTCGCTGTGCACGATCGTGACGATATTCGGGTAGTCCTGCTCCCGTATAGTCTCCATCAGCCGCGCGAAAAACAGCGGGCGGCGGCTCGTGCGAGTGAGTATGTAGACCGGATCAGGCATGTCAGTCCGCCAGGAACGGCGACCAAGCGCCGGAAGGGATCAGCTTGACCGTGCATTTGCCTGTGTCGCTCTCCCACTTGTCGATCGAAATCCGGCCCTTGGCGCGGTAGACCGAGCCGTCGGCAAACGTGATCGCGAGGGTTTTCTCGGCGGTGCTGTCCGCCTTAGCCCGGAGCGATTCCAGGGTTTTCGGCGTCAACCCGAGGTCGATCCCTTCCATAATCGGAACCCGGCGTTTCATGGCCATGAGCGTGTCCCCGGTTGTGGGCTGCTCCTCAACCTCAAACTCAGACGGGTTATAGCTCGCCTTTGCGTCCTGCATCACATCGTAGGTGGTGCCGTCAATGACTAACTTTTTAATTGATCCAACTACTGCACTCATAGTTATTTACCTCCTGCGGTGATGATGGCGATGCTCGTGTCCATCGCGATGTCGGTGTTGTAGATGCCGCCCTCGCCGGAGGGGATGAACGGGCAGTAGATGTCGAACCCGGTAAGCCCGGAGCGGAGCGTGACGGTAAAGTTTGCCTTGGGGTAGCTGGTGTCATATATCCAGCCCATGCCGTAGAACAGGTCGATCAGCGCGACCACGTCATCGCTCACGGCGTCGATATCGCGGGCCTTCTCGCGGGCGTCTGCGTCGGTGACCTTCGCGGCGTCGGTGACGATGAAAATCCCCTTCCATTTCTCGCGCTCGAAATTCGCGCGCCAGTTGTAGAGGATGTTCTGGGCGATGCTGATATTTTTCATCTGCCGGAAGAAATTCGACTCGGCGGCGATGCTCGCGGGGTTATAGAACGTGTCGATGTTCTGCGCGTACACGATGCCATTTTTCACGAGGGTGGTGGAGAGCCCTTTTCGGACCGCCTCGTCCCGGTTGTCGTAATCGTTCGTCCAGCGGTCGCCGGTATCGCCGGGCCATACGCCGGACAGCTCAACGTCGATGTAGCCGACCTGCGGGAGTACCGAGTTTTTCACGGCCATAATTCCGAGCATCTGCGCCGCGATTTCCTGCGGGTGCGATTGCGAACCCGGCACACAGAGCAGACCATTTGTGCGGTCGGTCGTGCGGGCGGCGGAGATCACGAGCGCGGCGGTGAGTCCGGCGGTATCTGCGGTCACGTCACCGACAAGGGAGCGGAGGGGCCGGGCGACTTCTTTCTTGTAGTTGCCGACGCCGGTGTTTCCCACGCCGTTATAGGTGCTGATCGCGTCGAGGGTGCCGGTGTCGATGCCATAACCGTGGATCAGGTTGGTGAAAAATTTCTCATTCTGACCGTCGCCGGTGCCGAGGGCGTCGAGGGCGTCCTGTATGTCGGGGATTCCGGAACCGCCCGACATCGCCGCGATCGTGAGTGCAATCCCGGTCGGCAGCTCCTCGCCTGCGTTCAGGTTGGTGCCGATGCTGATATAATTTCCCCATGTGCCGCCTGATTTGCTCGTGAGTGCGACAACGCCGGCGGTGTTCACGGCGGTGACGGGAAGGTCATCGTCGTCATTGATCGCGGCCTCGACTGCCTCGCCGATCTGATCATCGGTCATGTCGTCCGTGATGGCTACGGGGACGCGATCACCGGCTATATAGAGCGCGAGGGTGCCGGCCTTGACCGATGCTGACGCGGTGAAATCGATGGAGCCGGTGGCCTGATCGGGATCGCTGCCGCCTTCCTTCTGCGGGATGATCCACGTCTCGACCTTTCCCGCTTTCATGGCGGCGCGGGCGAGACGGTGGAGCATGAACCCGAAGCCGGTCTTGGAGCCCACGTCCTCGGGGCTGTAGACGCGGATCGGCACGTTCTCGGCGAGGAGCGTGAACGTCGCCTCGTCATAGGTGCCGATGATCACGTTTTTCTGCGGCAATACCGAAACAGCGGCGGCGTATTGCTCGTTCTTGATTCCGACGAGGTTCCCCGCCGCGAGGGATGCTGATGTAATGGTCATAGGTTTAACCTCCCTATGCGTTGTCGTTCTCGACGGAGATTCCCGTCTGTGAGGCATTGTCCATGTGCGTGTCTGCGCTGATCGTCACGGTCGCGGGCTGATACCCGAGGTCACCGCGCACGGTCTCACAGACACGGCACGTAAATTTCATGCTTGCGGTCTTCACCACGAGGTCACCGTGTTCGAGTGCGGTGTCCTTGCGGATCGTCTCAATCCATCGGCTCGCGACTTCGCCGGAGAGTCCGAGGTCGATGTTTCGCGCGTCCATCATGATCTGATAGACCGCCTCGATCAGCTCGTCGATGCTCGTGTCCGCGACATCCGCCGCGCTCCGTAGCTCCGAGAGCGCAAGCGCCTTCGCCTGTGCGGTCGAGTCCGGGGACGTGAGTGCTGACACATCGCCCTTCGCCGCCGCTGATGCGGACAGATCGAGGTCGATGGTCAGATCATGGATTTTCCCGCTTGCCATGCGTCCGGCGTTGCGTGGGAATTGCCCCTCGCTGTAATAGACCTGCACGGTTCGGGATTTGTCCTTGATCTCGGATGCGGCGTGTGACTGACCACGATACCCGATCACGCTGAACAATCCCGCCGCCTCATCACCGAGGAGCTGGATGATTGCGGCCTTGACTGTGCGAAACATCATCATGATACTGGCTCCGGGCCTGCGCCTTCCTGCTCGATCCTGTGCGGGTAGATGCGCATGAATCCGATGTCGGTACCATGTTCGGGCGAGCGGTCGGCGGTGAAAATAAACGTCTGCGAGGTTGCGCCTGCCTGCGGGCTGGTGGGGATGCTGACGAGCCACCTCTCACCGGCTGCGGGGACGCGATCAAGTGACGAGATGCGGAGGACGACGACGGGCTGATTGACCACAACGATCTCGCCCGTCGCCGGGTTCTCCCTGCGCGAGTAATAGAGCACCTGTCCCGTGAGTTGCTGTGTCGCGCCGTCAGGGCTTGTGAGCACTACAGGCAGGCCGAACTCTCCCTCAATCGATTCGCCGAGGTCCTGCTCTATTGCCGCGCGCAGGTTCTCCATCTATTCCTCCGCGTCCGCGAAACTGCTGGCTTCAGGTGCGGATTTGCGCCGGGTCTTGACGGGTTCGGCAACAGGTGCGGCGGGGTTGTCGATCTTGATCCTCCCCGCCCGCTCGAATTGCGCGAGCCTGTCATCGGCGATCACGCCGGCGGGCACGACTTCGCCCGCCTTGATCGTTCTCGCCTTGACCGTGAGCACGCTGTTTTTATCGATCCAGATTATCGCCATGACCGCGCTCCTATGAGGTCACCGAGAGCACGTTCGACGCGACCAGAAAGGCGTCGGTTTGGGTGGTGGCGAATATCGGGGCCGACTGCGTGCGGATGGCGATTTTCTTGCCGTCCTCGGATTTGTATGCGTCGTGATAGAACATGCCCGCGTTGATGACTGCGCCCGAGTTCTTGACGTTGGGCGGCATCGGAGGCGAGGCCATGTTCATGCCGAACAACTCCTGATACCATGCCGCTTTCTGTGAGTCCACGGGCAACAGTTCAGGCGGGCCGAAATACCGGTCGCACCGCGCGCCGTAGTAGCCGAGCAGGACGGTGGATGCGGGCAGATATTTTGTGGCTGTGCCGGAGCTGTTGGTGTATTCGTCGACGTAGGTAAACACCCATATCTCGCGGCCTGCCGGGGTGAACACGCGACCGAGGGCGGTTGCGCCACCTGCGACGAGCGGCTGAAGGTTCGCCGGGACAGGGTTTCCGGGGCTGACTGAAATCAGGTTAAATCCGCGATTATCCGCGAGCGCCTGCACGGTCGTGTCCTTGATGATCGCGGACGAGACATCGCCGGGGACGAGCATAAAGTTCGGCGAGACCTTCCCGTTCGTGCGCAACAGGTCAGACCATGTGTCGAGGTCGCCGAGGATATCAGCGCCCGCCGCATCCCACGCAACCGCCGGAGTCACGGCAAGAGAGGCATTCCTGCGGAAATCATAGATCAGATCGCTGTTCGTGGTGCCGATGATCGCGGGCTGCTTGCCGGTGAGGAGCGACTGCCATGACAGATACTCGAACAGCCGGATGAGCCGGCGCATCTGCTCGACGTGATGCTCGCGGGCAAGTTCGCGCATGCGGTCGATCTTGGAGCGGCCTGCATACGGGTTTTCACCGGCGACGCGGTTGAGGATGTGATCGGCGGTGATGTGGCCGACCTCCTCGGCGAGCGGGTACACACGGGAGAAGCTGGTGAAATTCTGCGTCTGCGTGTCTTTGTTGTCGAGGTGCTTGCTGGTCGTGCCGCGCTGTATCAGCGCTGCCACGCGCTCACTGCCGCGTATGATGTCGATCTCAACCACTTTTGCGTCGGGGCTGTAGATCGTGCGGCTGCCATGTTCGGGCCGGCCAAAAAACGACTGCCCGACCGTAGAAACGCCGATGATGTCGCGCCCGTCAAAGAGGCTCGCCATGTATCGGCTGTACTGATCAACTGCGAGAGGGGTTCCCATTATCGTGTGCCTCCTTAGTTCTCAAATTCCGAGATGTCGGTGGTGTCCTGCAGGTAGATGCCGAACATCCCCAGGCAGTCGCGCGCGGTCATTACCATGTACGGGTTTGCGGCCGCTGCATTGACCACGGTGTCGGCGCTGAGGGTGTCGTCGTCGAAAACAACCTGATTCTCATCGACCGTGCAGCCTCCACCGACGAGGATGTCCAGATCCTCGACGTCGCCTGCGACGAGATCAGCGGCGGCGATGTCGGGGCCGAGATAGATTGCAAGCGGCATCGATGCGCCGGTGGTTTGAGTTGCGCTGACGTAGGGCGTGTACTTGCGCGAGCTTGCGACCTTCGCCAATACCGTGAACTGCTTCAACACGGTAGTGCGGGCCGCGTCCTTGACGATCGTGCCGGTTTTCACGAACGACTGGCCCTCAAGGATAAAGGGCATGCTGGTGTTGTTGAGTTTGGTTTGGACTGCCATGTTATTTTACCTCCATTCCGAGGTCTGCACGAGCCCGCGCGATTTCAGCCTGAAAGTCGGCCTCGTTGCGGATCACGCCGTCGGTTGAGAGTGCGGGCTGTTGCTGGCCCTGCGTGTTGCCGATCGCGTTGGACTCTGCGGCGGCGTTTTGGGAGTTCTGCGACTCCTTCAGCGCGTCGAACGCGGCGACCGTGGTCTCCAGCGCTTCAACTGATTTTTTGCCGTTAAGGACATCGACGGCGAGGGACTTGATCGGGGCAGGGTAGGCGGCATCGGGGCCGAGATATTTCCCAGCTGCGGTCATGGCCTCCTGCATTGATTGTTTGCCCTCGGTAAACCCCGCGTCATGTGCGGATGCGAGCGCGGTGTCGTGCTCGGCCTTCGCGGCGGGGTTCTGTGCCAGGAATTCTGCTAAATTCATGGGTAAAACCTCCGATGGTTTTTCCCGCGTTTTGGTTGCGGGGTTATTGTCAGCCGTCACGGGGACGGCGGGTGCGCTGAGGTGGGCCGCGACCTGTTGGAGATCAACGCGGCGAGTGGAGAGACGTTCTGCGAGGGCTGAAAATTTAACTTTCGCCCCGGCGAGTGCGGAGGCCTTGTCCTGCGGTTCCTCGGTCGGGATAATCTCATCGATGAAACCGGCGTCCTTGATTTCCGCGCCGAAAAACCAGCTCTCGGCGTCCATGAGTTCGCGGATTTGTGTGGACGACTTCCCGGTCTTGGCGGAGTATGCCTGCCCGAGGATGGAGGACACGCCGTCGAGGATTTCCGCCATCTTGGACATGTCCCGGTAGTCGCCGACTGCACCGCCGATCGCGTTGTGAATCATGAGGATGGCGTTGTCCTCGGCGGTCACAAGGTCGAACGCGGGGTTCATGGCGATGTAGGATGCCATCGATGCGGCGAGACCTTTGATCGTGAGCATGAGCTGAGCCTGCGGGTGCTGGCGCTTGTAATCGCGGATCATGTTGTAGATTTCGAGACCGTCCGAAACGAAACCGCCGGGGCTGGCGAGATGGATGTCAATGTCGGCACCGTTCGCACGGTCGAGCGCGGCGCGGACGTCGCGGGGCTGCACCTCCCATCCGATTTCACCGCTGATTATTAGTTTTTCCATGTCTGCACTCCAAAAAAAAGACCGCACCCCGGATTTCTCCAGAATGCGGTCTTTGGGTTTTCTCATGTCCCCGGCGCTCTGGCGTTCGGGGGCCGCCGCGCAATATGCACGACGGGATAATTGAGTACTTCAGCTTCCGCGTGTTATAATTCTATTTTGTTTTGCTTGATCTCATTGATGCTTATGACACCGCCTTGATTTAATTTAATGAAAATACTTCCGGTGAATTTCCGCTGCTTTAAGTCCATAAGAAATTTAATCAGTTTATCCATTGATCGCGCTTGTATAATATATCATGAGCATAGTAAATACATTTTTCATTTCTGATTCAGCCACATCCGGCACTCGTTCTCGGTCATGCCCGAGGGTGTGTGCTGGCGGCAATATTCAAGGCGTTCGATCATGCGCCGCTCCTTCAGTGCATCCCGGCATGCCTCGACGAGCGGGGCGGCGACGCTCTTGTCGGTCGCGGATTTCAGGCGATACAGGATATCCGCGGCGGCGTAGCACTCATCGCAGGAGTACGTCTCGCGGTCGGGGCTGGTCATGCAGCCGACCATGATCAGGATCGCGGCGATGGCGGACACGAACGCGGTGAGCAGGAGGAGCCCGAACACGCGGAGGTCACTGTCGTTCATCGCGTGCCTCCCTTCGCCTGGATCGCCGGGCCTTGATGACATGTGCCCCACGGTGTGGGGATGTCCTTGGGGACGAAGACAAACCAGGCAATGAGACCGGCAACGGCGAGCGCGATCAGCAGGCGCGTCCACAGGGTTTTATTCTTCAGGATTTTCATGGTTGCGGCGAGTATGCCTTTCTGTTCCATGGCGGTCACGCTCCGTAATAATTTTTCACGACGTTTATAAACTCGTCCCACGTGATAGGGTTTCCATTATTGATTTGCGCCGGACAGTTTTTCCCGCTCCAGTCGTAATGCCGGAACAGGTGGCCGTCAACTGGGAGGCCCACTTCTCGTAGGATCGTCGCCGCAAGTTCCGCCGCGTTTTTGGTTGCCGCCATGAGATCGCCGTCAGCATTGACGCATATTTCGATTGATACGGTGGTGTTGTTTCCTGCGCGCTTGCCGCAATGCCAGGATGTTTTATTGATCGGGATCGACTGTACCGCGCCTTTCTCGTCAACCGCGAAATGCCAGCTCGCCTCGCGTGATGCCGCGTAATCTGATTTCAGGTAGCGGGCATGCCATTCCGCGTCTGCGCCCTCTTTTGGGTTGCCGGTGTCGTGGATTGTGACACCCTTCATCTCTGTGATGTCGGTTCCCGATCCGAGCTTGCCGCCCGTGATGAGGTTCTGTTTAATCGTGATGCTCATGGATTATTTTCTCCGTTTCGCGTTTTTCATCGGCGGTGTAGCACAGCGTCAGCGTCGATTTATAGCCGTTGATGAGTGAATCCGATTCACGGGCGTGGTAGAGCACCGCGCGGATGATTTCACGGCATAAATTTTGTTGCTCGGGTGTCATAGTCCGCCGTTTCGGAGCCGGTCGTAAAATTCTTTATGGTCTTTTCTGTTCTGACAAAATTTCTCGTCGTTGTCTCGCACGTGCCTGCTGAATATGTAACCAGCAAGTGCCCCGCATAGGACAACAAGCCCCCCGACAAAACTAATAATCCAGCCAGCAACCGGGACAATAATATCATTCTGCATTTCACGCCTTGTCCTCCTCGGTGGGTTTCTCATTGTCTTCAATCGGTGCAGGTGCGGCGACCGCGTTCCACGGGGGTGCGGGGAGCTCCTGGAACTGCCGCGCGTTCTTGGCCCGGTTGGCTTTGCCGGATGAGCCGTTGTAGTTACGCGCGACATCATCAAGGGTCTGAGCGCCGAGGGCCACATACTCCTTGTCGGCGGCGGCGGATTTTACGGGGTCGATGTTCGGCATGGGAGCGCCCGCCCATTCGCAACACAGCCACGCCGCGCGAAGTCGGGGATCAGACCATCCCGGACACGATACGCGACCGGCGGCGATCTCCTCGGCAATCCACATCTCGTAGACAGGGTCAAGGAAATCTGCGGCGGTTTCGTCGCGCTCGATCTGAGCCGTGCGCCATATCAGAAGGAGCGTGGCACGGCTGGCGCTGTAATTATTGTTGAACTGCTTGCGCACGACCTCGATGGACCAGCCAAGGGAGGCGGCGATGGATGAGAAAAAGCTTTTCTCGAAGGATTCATATTGCGGGCCGGGGCTGGTGTCCTGGAGGTATTTCAGCTTGTCGCCGCGCCGGAGGTTTCCGATCATGAGTGAACCCGGAACCGTGATCGACGCCTCGGGAACGGCTTTAAAATTTATCACGGGTTCGGTGTCGACGGGGTTTGTGGTGGCAACGGTATCGGTTGCGGTTGTTCCGTAATCGCGGATGGGACCTGCGACACGACCGGCGAGGGGTTGCGATGCATCCTGCACCTCGTTCTCGATCGCGGCCCATGCCCCGGACTGGTTGATCGCCTTCTGGATGACCGACGCCTTGAACCCGGTCAGGTTCGACAATTCCTGGATCAGGTGCGACATGCGCGGATAGCCGCGGCCCTGTCCGGCATATTCGGGGTTGAAACCGTGCAGCATCATCACGCGGCCGGATTTTTCGCCGATCGCCGGGACTACGGTGTCGGTATAGGTGCCGTCGGCGTTGTACTGCCAGTATTTGTAGCTGATCTCGCGGCCCGAACCGTCGCGGACGATGCCGTCGTCGTGCGGGAATTGGTAGTAGGTGTTCGAGTACGCATAGCCGCGTATCTGGTTCGGGTCGATGAAATCAATCTGGAGCGGATTGGTCAGGTCTTTGTCGCGTCCGTAGTACAGGCGGACGAATATGTCATTGTCACGCTGCTTGAATAACTCGTAGAGCCGTTGATTTTGATAAAAATTATTGACGCGCGGGCGGTGGCTTTTCTTCGATTTTGCCCAGAGGTGGAACGACGCGGCGACCTGATCGGCCCATTGTTCGGCGAACTCCGGCGTGATGCCGAGCGCGGCGGCGTCGGGCGTGGGTTTGAGCATGAGCCCGGTCTCGATGGTGGTGTCAACAATCGAGTTGACGAGAGAACGCGCCTCCATGCTGTCGTACATGAGGTCACGGACGGATTGACGCAGGCGCAGGTGATCGTGGCCGACGATGAGGGGCGATACGACACCGCCGGGGTATTTTGAGCCGTTTCCGTAGCTTTGAGAGCCAGACCACGGCGCGGAGATGCCGGTTCCGAGCGCGATGGGTGCCGGCGGTTGCGAGCGGGAGAATATTTTTTTCACGCGGTCGATGATCGTCACTGCGTCTTCCTCCGCAGCTGCGTCGAGACAAGGCCGACGCCTGAAAGCTCGTTTATGAGGTGCGATTCCGTTGCTTCGAGCTGCCTGATCTGCTCGTTGATCTCGGAGAGCTTGCGCCGGGTCGATCGCTGGCTGCCCTCGCCGGAATCAAACGAAAACGACTCGACACCGCGTGCGGCAAGATCGGTATACGTCTCATACAATGCGGCAAGCGCGGTCTGCACGCGGGCGAGTTGAGTTTTGAGGCGGGCGATTCTGGAGGTGATGTATGTCATGGCGCGCTTATACAGCACGCCATGAGCAAAGTAAATAATTTTTTGTGTTTTACGGGGCGACGCGGGCGATCTCCCTCCTCACCGTCTGCGCGATCATGGCGTCGATCACTGTCTTGTGGTTGATCTCCTGAATCTGCGCAGGGTGGACGCCGCGGGTTTTTGCGTCGGACTTGTAGAGTAACAGTTCCGAATCAAGATACACATCGCCGGCACAGAGGGCGTAGACGCGGCAGTCGAGGGGTTCGTTGCGGGTGGCGATTTTGGCGAATGAGCCGTCAACGCGCAATTCCTCAGACAGCAACCCGTGAAAATATTCCTGACCGTAATCGGCGGGGAACTCACAGAACGCGGATTTGCCGCGCTCGACCTTGAGGTTATTGTAAATCTGGCGCTTGTAGTAATTCGTTGAAATCTCATACAGGGTGATGTCCTCGCCGACCTTCGCGGCACGGTAGCGCCGGAAATTTCCCTCGGTGATCTCGTCGCCCTTCTCGTTTTTGCGGCGTTTCAACGCGTCGAAACCCTTGCTCGGGAAGGTGTTGCCCCACCGGGAACAGAAACGATAGACGATGTCCGTGGACTCGCCGTCGCCGCTGTCTATGAAAACGAGCCTGACCGGGAAACCGAAACCATCATTGCGGAAGTAGGTCAGGCCATTTTTCAGCGCGTACTCGTTCAACGCTTCCCATGCGCCGGAGAAGGGGTCATCGACCGCCCCCTCGAATATGCGGTATTCGATCGACCACGTGCGATAACCAGCGCCGATGCCGAGCACTTCCATCTCAAGGCGGGGCGGGTTGTCGGGGTTGCTCATACTCCCGCGCTGTACGTCGATGCCTGCGGTGAGGTAGAGCACGCCATCGGGGACTTGGCCGGAGCGGTAGGTGCCGCGGTTCTCGATCACCTTCTCAACCTTCGGGCGGGTTCCGCTTGGACGATGCGGCCGGCCCATCTTTAATTGATCCATGTCCTGCTTTTTTAGGGGGTCGCGTTTTGCTTCCTCATAGGCGATGACCATGTCGTACCATGAGAGCTGGAACGAGTATAAGCCGTTGATGTGGAAGCTCACCATGTGCTCGTATTCGGGGACGGCCGAGGCCCGCCACTCGCCACCGATGAGCATACGCGGTTTTGATGATTCCTTGATCCCGCGTCCGCATGACTGACACACGCACTCGATTGAGCGTTTGTAGATGTGGCCGTTCCTGCGCTCCCATGTCAGACCGTAGCCACGACCTTCGAGAAAATCCAGGAGCTGCATGGTCCCGCAGTAGGGGCAGGGGACGTGGTATTGCTCTTGATCGCCCTGACGATAGAGCTGATATATTACGGATTCGCCCTCGGTGGTGGGCGTGGAAAACCAGAATATTTTAGCCTGGCTGTCCCATGCCTG